CGGCCGATAGTTTTGGGCGCTATTAATTATTGGGAGAACGAGGTGAGCTCCTTAAAGCACGACCAAGACGCATTGAATGAATTTTACCGGCAATTTCCACGGACAGAAGCGCATGCGTTTCGCGACGAAAGCCGGCAGTCGTTGTTCAACCTTGCTAAAATCTATCAGCAAATTGACTTTAACGATGGAATGATAAAGGGCCAACTCTTAACGAGAGGTGGCTTTCAATGGGAGAATGGTGTGAAGGATACGAAGGTTATTTGGGTCCCGAGCAACAACGGCCGGTTTTTGGTAAGCTGGATTCCTCCAACAAATATGCAGAACCGGTACGTTGAGAAGAATGGCCGCAAGTACCCCGGAAACGAACACCTTGGCGCTTTTGGTTGCGACTCCTATGATATTTCCGGGGTAGTTGGTGGCGGTGGTTCGAATGGGGCTCTTCATGGCCTGACCAAGTTTCACATGGATTCCGATGCTCCAACCAATACGTTTTTTTTGGAATATGTCTCTAGACCTCAAACGGCCGAGATATTTTTTGAAGACGTGTTGATGGCTCTTGTATTTTATGGAATGCCGATGCTTGCAGAGAATAACAAGGCCAGACTTTTGTACCACCTAAAGAATCGTGGATACCGGGCGTATTCAATGAACAGGCCCGACCGGCCAACGGCAAAGTTGTCAAAAACAGAGCTAGAACTCGGAGGAATCCCGAATAGTAGCGAGGAAGTACGACAAGCGCATGCTTCGGCCATTGAGTCCTATATTGAAAAATACGTTGGAAATGATTCTGAAGGGGTGTTCAGACACCCCTCGGAGTGCGGGGACATGCCGTTTAACCGTACTTTATACGATTGGGCGCTGTTCAATATAATGGACAGAACCAAGCATGACGCATCAATTAGCTCAGGTTTGGCTATTATGGCAACCCAAAAGCACCTATACGTTCCCGAAATGAAGAGCTCCAAAATAAGTATTAACTTTACGCGATACAATAACTCCGGCCGATTAAGCCAAATCATAACTAAATGAGCGACATTCAGCCCATCATAAACGCGCAGTACTTCCCTAATCAGTTTGTTTCTGATGCGGAAAAGAGCACCGAGGCGTTTGGGTTAAGAATTGGCCAAGCCATTCAGTACGAATGGTTTAGAAAGGACTCTCGCTCCGGTAGATTTTATTCTCAATGGAGGGATTTTCACTACCTAAAGCTTTATGCAAGGGGCGAACAATCGGTTGAAAAGTACAAAAACGAAATGTCCACAAATGGGGACTTGTCTTATCTAAATCTAGACTGGACGCCGGTTCCTATTTTGCCAAAGTTCGTTGACATTGTCGTGAATGGCATGTCAGATAGGTTTTTCAAGATTAAGGCTTTTGCTCAAGATGGCATGTCTTCTTCGCGGAGAAATCGGTATCAGGACATGATTGAAACTCAAATGGCTGGTAAAGAGCTATTTATGAGTCTTCAGAAAAATATGGGCGTTAATGGATTCGCCATTAATCCGGAAGACTTACCAGAAAACGACCAAGAGCTGCAACTTTATATGCAACTCAACTATAAGCCAGCCATAGAAATTGCCGAAGAAGAGGCGATTTCTACTGTATTGGAAGATAATCGGTACAATGATTTAAGAAAAAGGATTGACTATGACCTTACTGTTTTAGGCATTGGAATATGTAAGCACCAATTTTATCCCGGGGATGGTATACGGGTTGAGTACGTTGACCCGGCAAACGTGGTTTACAGCTATACTGAAGACCCTTATTTTAGAGATTGCTTTTATTGGGGGGAAATCAAGACTGTCCCATTGACCGAGCTGCCTAAGATAAAGCCCGGATTAAACAACGAGCAACTTGAAGAAATATCCAAGTACAGTCAGTCTTGGTACGACTACTATAATGTATCTCAATTTTATGACAATAGCCTTTTTAAAAGCGATACCGCTACACTTCTTTTCTTTAATTACAAAACCACTAAGACGTTTGTTTACAAAAAGAAAAAGCTTGACAACGGCGGAGAAAGAATAATCGAGAAAGACGAAAACTTTAATCCTCCCGAAGAAATGATGGAGGAGCAGGGATTCGAGCGCGTCACAAAGACTATTGACGTTTGGTATGAGGGCATTATGGTTATGGGGACCAACATCATGCTTAAATGGCAGGTGATGGAAAACATGGTCCGTCCTAAGTCTGCATCCCAGAATGCCGTTCCAAATTATGTAGCATGCGCTCCAAGGATGTACAAAGGGAACATCGAGTCCTTAGTACGCCGGATGATTCCGTTTGCGGACCTCATTCAGCTGACGCACCTGAAGCTTCAGCAAGTAGTTGCCCGTATGGTTCCAGATGGTGTCTTTCTTGATGCCGATGGCGTAAACGACGTTGACCTTGGAACCGGACAGGCATACAATCCGGAAGATGCTTTGAGGCTTTACTTTCAAACCGGTAGCGTTATAGGACGTAGTTATACTCAAGATGGCGAGTTCAACAATGCCCGGGTTCCTATTCAGGAACTTAACTCGAGTTCCGGCCAGCAAAAAATGGCGGCTCTTATCGGGAACTATAACCATTACCTAGGAATGATTAGGGCCGTAACCGGTCTTAATGAAGCGAGAGATGGCACTGTTCCTGATTCTCGGTCGTTGGTTGGTGTGCAGAAACTTGCCGCAATGAACTCCAATACGGCAACGCGCCATATTCTTGACGCATCAGTTTACATAACAAAAAGCCTTTCAGAAGCTTTGACATGCCGAATCTCGGATGTCCTTGAATACGCGCCATTTAAAGAAGAGTTTATTTCTCAGATAGGTCGCTACAATGTCGCGTTGCTTGATGAAATCAAGGACTTGTACATTTATGATTTTGGCATATTCATTGAGGTCGCTCCAGACGAAGAAGAGAGAAGCCAAATGGAGGCCAATATTCAGATGGCGCTACAAAAAGGCGACATTAATCTTGAAGACGCGATTGACATTCGCGAGATAAAGAACATCAAGATGGCCAATCAGTTGCTCAAACTGAAGCGCCGAAAGAACCTTGAGAACCTTCAGGCCAACGAAATGCAAAAGCAGCAAATGGCCATTCAAGGGAATATGGAGTCTCAGAAGATGGCTGCTCAGACGACTATGATGAAGGTCAACGCGCAGGCCGAAGCCGACATGAAGGTCAAGCAAGCGGAGGTGGCCTTTGAGATTGAGCGAATGAAGGCCGAGGTTGAAGCGAAGAGCTTGCTGATGCAGCGTGAATTTGAGTATAATATTCAACTTGCTGAAATGCAGGGCAAAACGCTGTCCGAACGAGAAGCCGCCCGGGAAAGGGAAAAGGCAAAACGTATAGGGCTTCAGAATACGCAACAGTCAAGGCTTATTGACCAGCGCAAAAACAACCTTCCGCCCGTGGCATTTGAGTCAAACGAGGATAGCTTAGACGGCTTTGATTTGGCCGAATTTAGCCCTCGTTAATTTTTTATATCTTTGCAACTAAATCTAATCTTATGAGTGAATTTAAAGTCAGAGCACTTGATTCAGCTGGGCAACCGTCTATTCAAGAAAAGGAACAGCAAAATCAGGCTCAGCTTGAGGCGCAACAACAACAACAGCAGACTCCGCCCGCCCCGGAGCCTCCTGCGAAACCAAGTATCGAAGAGGGTGACGTTCTTTCATTTATTAAAGAAAGGTACAAAAAAGAGATTTCCTCTATTGACGACCTTCTTGTTGAGCCTCAAAGGCAAGAGCCACTTCCAGAGGATGTGGCTACGTTTCTCAAGTACAAAAAGGAAACGGGCCGAGGTATTGATGACTTCATCAAGCTCAACAAAGACCTTGACTCCGTTGACCCGGACCAACTTCTTGTTGACTACGCGCTAGCTCAAGAGGAGTACTTGGACAAGGAAGACGCCTTGAGTATTCTTGCTGAAAAGTTTGGATACGACGAGGACTTAGAAGACGAGTCTTCGGTCAAGAAAAAGAAGGCTTCTAAGAAGAGGGAATTAGCCAAAGCAAAAAAGTACTTTAGCGATTTAAAAGAGCAATACAAAGTTCCGCTTGAGTCAAGAGGGAGCTTGCCCGAAGAATCGCCCGAGTACAAACAATACAAAGAGTACCTCGACAGAGCCAATAGCGAGCAGCAAGAGGCAAAGCGGAAAGGAGAGTGGTTCCAAAAAAAGACGGAAGAACTTTTCTCACCCGAGTTCAAAGGTTTTGAGTTCGGCATCGGTGAAAAAAAGTACACTTTCATGCCCGGTGAAGCTTCTGAAATCAAAAGTCAAAACTCTACTCCGGTAAACCTTATTTCAAAGTTTATCGACGAGCAGGGATTGATTAAAGATGCTGCTGGTTATCATAAGGCTCTTTCAATCGCGATGAACCCGGACAAGTTTGCAAAGTTCTTCTACGAGCAAGGCGTGGCCTCTGCTACGGAAGACATGGCAAAAAGAAGCAAGAATATCAACATGGATATTCGAACTTCCGGACAGCCAGTTACAACAACCGGAGGAGTCAAAGTTGCAGATGTAAGCCCAACATCGTCAGGAATGGGATTAAAAATTAGACCTTTTAAAACTTCTTAAAAATGCCAGTTTTAGCTTCTCCAACTTTTGCGTTGCAGCCTAGTATTAATAGGCAAACAACCGCCACGAACTACATTGATAGTTCTAACTTCAACTTTTTAAATCAGTATTTGCCAGACATTTATGAGTCAGAATTTGAGCGCTATGGTAATCGTAGTATCTCTGGCTTCTTGCGTATGGTAGGTGCTGAAATGCCTTGTGCTTCCGACCTTATCAAATGGGCAGAGCAAGGCCGTCTTCACGTTAAATATACCGGCTGTACCACTCCAGCAATTCTTAACGCTGACACCGCGGTTTTCACCATTACTCCGGCCACTCAGTATCAAACCCCTGCAAACAACCCTCTTTTGGGCGGAACAGGAACAAACAACGTAAACGGTATTCGCCTTGGCCAAACCCTTCTTGTTCAGCAAGAAAATGGCTCAGTCGTTAATCACGCAGTTGTAACCGCTGTTGCTGATGGAACTGTTACCGTTGCCTTTTACGAAGGGGCTGGTATCGGTGTCGCCGGTGCTTCAAACACTTTTACCTTATGGGTATATGGCTCTGAATTTGCAAAAGGTTCTCTCGGAATGACTCAGTCGGTTCAGTCTTTTGACATCTTCAAGGACAACAACCCAATTATTTTGAAGGACAAATTTACCGTGACTGGTTCTGACATGACCCAGATTGGCTGGGTTGAAGTCACCACCGAAAACGGGGCTTCTGGATATTTGTGGTACATGAAGGCCGAACACGAAACCCGTCTTCGCTTTGAAGATTATCTAGAGGCATCTATGCTTGAGGCGGTTCCTGCTGAATCGGCTTCTGGTGCTATTGCTGTTTCTCCTGCTTTGAAAGGAACAAAGGGCGTCTTCTTTGAAGTCGCTGCAAACGGAAACGTATTCAGTGGTGGTTATCCTACTAGCCTTGTTGACTTTGACGCGATTGTTCAGCGTCTTGACAAGCAGGGTGCTATTGAGGAAAATGCCTTGTTCGTAAACCGTGCCGCTTCTTTCGCCATGGAC